GTGTATGACTAATTACATTGCTTCTATCGCTCAAGAAATATTTGAAGAATTGGGAGAACCTTCTGATTTTAGTATATCCGCTATTGCTGCGTGGTTAAGAAGAAATATTGGAGGTTTAGGCAATTTTTTAAATGAATCTTTCTCAATTAATGATCAAGGCTTAGAAATTTCTCCAGCTTTAAATGATGTTCAAAAATATATATTCAAAAAAATGTATAATGTATATTATTTTGATTTAAAAATCAAAAGTGTAGGAAGTTTAGCTACAACAGATTTCATTACAATCAAAGATGATATTGGAAGCGTTCAAAAAGTTAATAAAAATGAAGTACTTAAAAATTATGTCTCTATAAGAAAACAAGAATACGATGAACTTAAAGGTCTTGTCTATCAATATAGAAATAATGAAAGTTCACCAGTTCAAGTTGCTGGAGATGACACAATACCAGGATTTTATGGAGATTTTCGTTTTGATTTTGATGGTCCAGGATTTAGAACCAGAAGAAATAATTTTATTCCATAATTTAATTTATGAGCTACATAAGTTCAGATGTTGCGGCTAGCTTTTCTAATGAATATGATCAATTTTTTGATTATTTCTCTAGACCTTTTGTAGTTAATAAGGATCCAATAAGAGTTATTAATCAATTATCTAGCCCAATGATTTATGGATATGGACAAAATTCTGATCAAACTAATTTTACATATGTGCCTGTTACTGGTGTTTTTCGTGGAAGAATATATTATAATAACGCAAGAGACACAGACGCAGTAGATTCAGATTTAAAACTTGTATTTGCAAGAGGAGACGTTACGTTAAAAGTAAAACAACCAGCTAGAGATTTTATAGCTAATGGTAAAACTATAAATGTAGAATTTGATGGTAAAACATGGAATATTATTACAGAAGATACCGTTAAAAGATATCTCAACAACAGTTATTATGTATATGGATTGGAGCAAACAAAATAATATGGCTTCTAAAGTTAATACGAAGCAGCTCAATCAAGAACTTTCTAAGTCTTATGAACAGGCTATTAAAAGAGAAGCATTAAATTTTGCTGAGGAAATCTTAACTGAAAACACAAAAAAATATTTAAATGAAATTGAAAATCATCCAGTCTCTCAAGAGATTGCTAATGGGCCAGATGCAGAAAATATAAGTTATACTTTAGATGGAAAAGAAAATCTTTTTGCTTTTATAGGTTTTGAAGCGGAAGATAAACCAATAGAAGATTTAAAAAATTTAATAAAAGAAAATACATTTTTAGATAAAAGATCAACATTTAATTCAAAAACTTTTGAATTAAAATTTAATGTATTTACTCCATCTTTTGAAGAAATTAAATCTGCAACACCATTACCTTTTGAAAATGGAAAAAGCTGGGTTAAAGGAATAGAAGATGGAATTAGTGGGTTCGGATATTATGTATATGGTTTATTATTTCCTAAAAGTAGATCCAAAAGAGGTATTCAATCTCAAAATAAAGTTAGAAATGGAACTTTTAAAACAGTAAAATATATGTCAGAAATATATAATAATTTTATGAGGAGTTTAAAGTAATGACGCCACAATTTGATAATATCATAATGACAAGTATGTTATTTTGGTTAGATCGTACCGTCATAACAAAAGGTCAAGCTTTTACTAATTATCAAAGTGTTTTTTATCCTCTAACTAATATGTATTATGGATATTATACTTATGGAGCTCCATTTAAACAAATGATTATTGATTGTTCTATAACTGGAACAAATATAATAAGTGGAGTATATTTAAACAATAATTTTATTACAATAGGTCAAAGTGGATTAAGTGGAATTAATGCTACTGAAGGTCAGTTATATTTTAGTCAACCAATAAATAATCCTAGCGTAGCTTTAAGTGGTAATTATGCTGTTAAAGATTTTAATATGTATTTAACTAGTAAAACAGAAGAAGCTATTTTATTTGAAACAGCCTACCAAATTAATCCTAAAACATATCAAAATCCAACGGGTTTACCAGTAGGCTCAGAAACTTATCCTGTTATATATTTAAAATATCAAGGAGGCAAAAATAAGCCTCTTGCTTTTGGCGGATTTGACCAAACAGTAAGTAATGTAAGGGCAATCATATTATCAGATACAGTTTTTAATTTAGATGCTGTAACTAGTATTATGAGAGACACAAGTCGCCAATTAGTACCATTAATGTACCCAAGTGATATGCCATTTGATGCATTAAATAGTGTTACTGGAGGCTGTTTTAATTATATTGATGTAACTAAAAACAAAAGCGTAGATAATGAATATGTATATATTAATGAAGTTAATATTACCAAGTCTGATACTAAAATATTAAATGCCACTAATAGCTTAAATCGTAATGTATATTCAGCTTTTGTTGATTTTGAATTAGTAAAAAATAGATACCCTAGATTATAAAAAAAGTGAGAATTTTATAAAATAAGGTGTAATAACAATAAATGGAGAACAAATAATATGGCAAGAAATCGTATAATTTATCAATCTGAAGCTTTATATGCTGGTCCATCACCAGCTACAGGTTTTCACTTAACTTCTGGAACCGCGAAAACCCCTTTCGTTGGACCAACTGGAAATTCTTTAGTCAATCAACTTCAAAGAATTCAAACAGCTAACTATAGCTTTACAGTTGATCGTACCGATGTTAATCAATTCGGTCAATTGGCTGCTATTGATCGAGTAATTTTAACTAATCCAACAGTAGCTTTGGATTTTAGTTATCTTGTAGCAAATTTAGTTAATGAAGTAAATCTAGGATTTACAATAAATAAATCTGGCGATACAACTGAAGTTTCTGCAATCTCTGGATTGCTAAACGGAACATCTGATGAAAGAAATTATTTTATCCGCACAGTACCAGAAGGTAATGATGCTGTTAATTATTCTGACTCAACTGCAGCAAACAATGGCGTTATTGGAGTTGGAAATGGCTTTATCAGTTCTTATTCTACAGAAGGTTCTGTTGGAAATTTCTCAACTACAACAATTAATGTTGAAGGTTTAAATATGAACTTCCAAAAAGGAACAACTGGAAATTATATTCCAGCTGTAAATCCTGCTGATGGTGGTTCTGTATATAATTATTATACTCTTCCAACCGCAGCAACAACTTCTTCTACTGGTTTAGCTAGTGGAATTAGTGCTTTGCGCCCAGGAGATATAACTATAACAATTCCTCAAACATCTGGTGGTGGAGTAAATACTACAACAATGAATATTCAAAGCTATACATTGAGTTTTGATTTGGCTCGTACTCCAATTCAAAGACTTGGTAGTAAATTTGCATTCTCTAGACCAATTGATTTCCCATTAACTGTAACTTTAAAAGTTGACGCTCAAGTAACAGATATTAATGAAGGCAGTATCAATGATCTAATTTGTAACGATAGTAGCACATACGATCCATCAATATCTATCAAAAATCCAGCATGTGGAAATGATAATGTTGTAGCCAAATATACCCTTAAAGGAGCTAAACTTGATAGTCAAGAATATAGTTCTGATATTGGTAGTAATAAATCAGTTACCCTTACATTTAGTGCACAAGTTGGTGGACCCCAAGATACAGTTCGCGGGTTGTTCATCAGTGGTCAAGCCTAATAGTCAAGAATAAATTATAAAGATAACCCCCGTTTCTACGGGGGTTATTTTTTGTGTAAATACAGTCAAGGTAAAGGTTGGTTAAAGGTATATGGAGCACAAAATTAAAGATTTAACTTTATTTCAGATAAAGCGTAAGATAACAAATATCTATAAAAATTTCTTTTTTATTCTTGAAGATTTATCCGATTCTGGATATAATATTAACGAAGAAACTTATGCAAAAATACGTAAAAGAGTACTTGATAACGCTAATGATGCAATAAGAGAAATAGAAGAATATTTTAATACAATTGATATTAATTTAAAATGAAAAAAAGACTTAATCTTTATCAAGCTATTCCAATTGAAAAAATTATTCAAAGTAATTTGTCCGTTCAATCTATACAAAGGTCTTTAACAAAAGATTTTGGTATAAAGAATCCAAATTATTCAAATTTGACTAATTCTAATTTTTTAAAATTTTATGATTCTTGGAATGAAGAAAAAAGAAATAAATTTATTAAAACAATTGGTGGAGTAGTATATTTTTCTAAAATTAAAAATTTTCTTCAAAAACTAGAAAGAGAACAAACTGGAGCTTAAAATATGAAAAAACTATATGAGTTTTCAATAAATAAAGAAGTAGAAATAAAAGAAACTACTAACGAAAAAAATGAAAAAGGTGAAGAAATTGAAGTCTCAAAAAATGTTAAGAAAGAATTACCTCAAAAATATTTTATCAAAAAACCAAACAGAGGTTTATTTGATGAAGCAGAATTATTTTATGGAGTTCGTTTGTCAGAAGGTATTAAAGCTGGACTTTTAACTAGAGCTCTATTAGCTAAAAGATTTACTAATGATGGTGGAATTTTTAGTGAAATAGATAAAGAGCAATATACTAGTTTATATCTAAAGCTTTTCCAATTACAAAATGAATTTCAAAGATTATCTGTTAAAGAGAAAAGTAAAGAAGAAGAGCTTCAATATAATAATTTAATTAAAGATATAGCTGAATCTAGAGAAAAGATTCAAGATTATGAGTTCGCTCAAGCTAGTCTTTTTGATCAAACAGCCGAAAATAGAGCGAGAAATAAAACTATAATGTTTTGGGTTCTTAATCTTTCTTATAAAGACAATGATAATGGTACGTTTTCACCAGTATTTGGAGATGGTGCATTTGAGGATAAATTAAAAGAGTATGATAAATTAGAGGAAACAAGCGATCCTTTCTTTGAAAAGTTATGTCAAAAATTAGTTCTTCTTATTAGTTTCTGGTATATGGGCAGAGCTTCAACACAAGAAGAATTTGAAAAGCTATTTAATTTAGAAGAAAATAAGAGTGCAAATTGATAACAAAAATTTATTAAGACTTTACTTAGTAGATATTTTAAAAGGATACTCTAAAACATATTTAAACGATAAATTAATATATATTAAGCACATGGACTCTCTATCTTCTGGAGAGGTAGATCTTAAAAAAGAAGAGTTTTATCATAAGGCTTTAAAAAATAAACTACCTTCTTTAGCAGATCAAGAAGCATATATATTAAAAGAAGAACTTTGGTCTGAAGAAAAAAATAAAGAAATTCAAAAGATAAAAGAATATCTAACTAGTTTAAGAAAAACAAAATTAAAACTATTCCGAGAACAAGAATTAAAAGCTATAAATGAACAAATAACTAACGAAGAAAACAAGTTATTAAATTTAAATTTAGAAAAAAAAGAATTAATAGGATTTACTGCAGAAGATTATGCTAATAAAAAGATTAATGAATATTATATGTTTATATCTTTATATAAAGACTCTGATTTAAAAGAAAATTTCTTTTCTCAAAATGAATTTGATGAACTTGAAAATGTGGATATTAGTAAATTAGTACAAATTTATAATGATAAACTATCAATTTATAATGATAAAAATTTAAAGAAAATATCTCTATTAAATAGCCATTTAACACTTTTTAATATATCTGATGATAATCCATATTATATGTATGGTAAAAGTATTGTATATTTAACTTTTTATCAAATTGAGATATTTGGTTATGCTAAGTATTTCAAAAATCAATTAAGTTATGCAAAACATAAGCCATCAGATGAATATTTTGAAGATCCAGAAAAACTAATAGAATGGCTAGAGAGCAGTAAAAATGTTGAAGAACTGCTAGAAAAGGGCGCTAGTAGTAAAGCTGATACTGTAGCTACATCTATTATTGGGGCAACCAAAGAAGACCTTAAAAAGGCTGGATTAGATGAATCTAATACTATAAGCTTAACTGAAGAAGCTAAGAAAAGAGGTGGTACTTTAAGTATGGAAGACCTCATGAAACTCCATGGAATTTAATTAAATATCTTATATTTTCGTGTAATTTATTACAGGAAAGGTATAAGGAATGGCAAGAACGTCAGCTACAATTTCTGTAGGTGCAGATACAAGGCAACTTGAAAAAGATATTCAAAGTGCTTTATCTCGCGATTTTAAATTCAAAGGATTTAATGAAAAGGCCTTTACTCAACCATTAGGCCGAATTACTGGTGCTTCTAATGAATTCCAGAAATCATTAGATGCTTCTAATGCTCGTGTTATCGCATTCGGTGCTAGTGCTGGATCAATTTTTGCTGTAGAGAAAGCTTTTGTTAGTTTAATTAAAAGTACAATAGATGTTGAAAAATCTCTTACTGATATTAATATTATATTAAATACAACATCAAAGGGATTAGAAAAATTTGGTGCAGATTTATTTACTGTAGCCAAAGATACTGGACAGTCATTTCAATCAGTCGCAGAAGCAGCAACAGAATTAGCTCGTCAAGGTCTTGGAGTAGAAGAAACATTAAAAAGAACAAGAGATGCTTTAATTTTAACTAGATTAAGTGGATTAGATACCGTTTCTAGCGTAGAAGCTTTAACGGCTACATTAAACAGTTTTAATCAAACAGCTTTAGATTCAACAACTGTTATTAATAAATTAGCAAATGTTGACGCAGCTTTTGCTGTTAGCTCTGCTGATTTGGCAAATGCAGTTCAACGAGTTGGTAGTTCGGCTCAAGATGCAGGGGTTGGATTCGATGAATTGTTAGCAATTGTAACAAGTGTTCAGCAAACTACTGCTAGAGGTGGTGCAGTTATTGGTAACTCACTAAAAACTATTTTTACAAGAGTTGCTAGACCAGAAGTATTAGATCAATTACAAAACTTAGGTTTAGAAGTTCGTAATTTAGATGGTAGTACTCGTCCAGCAATTGATATTTTAAAACAATTATCATCAACTTTTGATACTCTTTCTGATTCTCAAAAATCACAAATTGCAGAAAGTGTTGGTGGTGTTTTCCAAATTAATATTTTAAAAGCTGCTTTAGGTGATTTGGGTAAAGAATATTCTGTTTATAATAACGCTTTAAATACTTCAAAAAGCGCAACTGATCAAGCTATTAAACGAAATGAAGCGTTAAATGAAACTTTATCTGCTTTAACAAGCAGAACATTAACAAACTTTACTCAATTAGGAGCTAAAATTGGAGCTGGGGCTTTTCAACCAGCAATAGAAGGCACATTAAAAAATGTAAATAATATACTAGAAGGATTAGCTAATCAAGATTCAGAAAGTGTTGGGGCTAAAATTGGTGCTGGAATTTTAGGTGGGCTTTCTACTTTTATATCTGGTCCTGGATTACTTTTAATAACTGCTGTTATTGGAAAATTATTTTTAGATTTAAGTAAATTTGCTGCTACTTCTGCTAAAACATTATTAGGTATTGGTAAACAAGCTACTGATAGAGCAGCTATTGAAGGAAAAATTTCAAGTATTCTTGCTCAAGAACCACAACTTCTTTCAGCAATAGCATCTAAACAAATTACTGTATTAGATACAGAAAATAGAATTTTACAAATTTTAAGAGAACAAAACGCTGTAAGAGAACAAGCCGCAGCTTTATCTCGTTCAATTACTAGTGGATTAATTGGTAAAGGAGTAGGTACTAAAAGTGGACAAATTACTACAAGAAGTGATGGGTTTATTCCAAATTTTGTAATGCAAGAAATTTATGGCGCATTAGCTGGTGGATATAAACCAGGAAATATTAAAGAAATGAATATTCCTGGAGTAGGAAAAACTATTTATAATTCAGCAGAAACAGTAAAAAGAATGCCAGGATTTTCTCAACCAGCAATTATGCCTCCAGAAAATAGTAAAGCTGGAAGAAATTACAAGCAATCATTTTCTGATAAACACGGATTTAATCCTTATGCAAGCGCTGGACTTATTCCTAATTTTGCAAAAACATTTTATGAGATAGCTGATAAAAATGGAAAAATAACATCTTATAATAATTATCAAATTCCAAGATTAATTGCTAATGGAACAATTAGCGAAAAAGCAGCAAGAGACGCTAATTGGAAACCAGAAACAGAATTAAGTGCGCAGAAAAAAGCAGCAAAACAAAAAGACTATGATAGTGGTTTTTATGATACTGAAGGAAGATTAGGTGTTGTTTCTGTATCTGCTGGTTCACCAACCGCAACCGCTTCGACTAAAGTTGGTGCATTAAAAGTATTTAATTCCGCGGTTGAAAAAAATCCAGAATTAGCAACTAAAAAAATTACATTTTCTAATATTCAAGTTAGAAGTCTTGAAGGAAATTTAGAAAAAAAACCAAGCGAGTTTACTAATTTAGTAAATGAAACTCTTCTTGATCCAATAGCAAGTCTAACTCACAAGTATCTTGGTACAGTTTTAAGAGATGAAGAATCTTCTCCAGCTGCATTAAATGATGTTCGAAGTGCATTAAAGGGCAAAAAATTAATACCATCTACAGCAGAAGGTTCTATATTTGAAGCCGCAGTTGCTCTTGCAACAAAAACTCCTAAACAATTTATAAGATCTATTGATGATGAAGATAATAGACCATTTGATTTCGAAGAAGCAGGTCCTGCTACAAGTAATTTTAAAAAGAGATTTAAATTTGGAGAACAATTACAAAAAGCAGATGCAAAATTAACTGGAAGTCCTGGAGCAATTGCTAGTATTATTAAAAAAGCTTATAATTCTAATTTTGATCCAAGTCTTCCATACTCTGAATATCTTTCTGGAGGATTTGTTCCTAATTTTGCAAATGCTTTAAATGAAGCAATAAATAGAGAAAAGAAAGCTGGAGTAAATGCAAATTCCATAAGAGTTGGAAGAAGTAATTCTTTAATCTCTAATATGAATCCTAGTGGTCTGGGGGTTTATAACACTAAAGATGAACCAAGAGGATTGTCTCAAGGAATTTCAAGATATGGTTCATTAAATGGTGCTCGTAGAGCGGGTGCAGCAAAAGGTTTAATTCCAAATTTCGCTTTATATTCAGCCAAGCATACTGAACCTGGTCCAGTTCAAGTCCCAGCTAGTAAGGAAGCTAATGCAGCTTTTGCAGCTCTTGCAAGAAGCGTTTATAATGGAAAAATAAGTTTTGATCAAGCTCAAATGGAATTAGTTAAACTATCAAGAGAATTTGATTTAGTTGAATCTAGTACTGAAAAAGTAAAAAATACATTAAATCGCGCAGACAAATCTTATCAAAAATTAGTTATTGAAACAGATGCATTAGTTGCTGCAAGTGGAAATTTAATAACAGGATCTAGAGCGGTTAAAGAATTAGAGAGAAGATCTGCAAAAGGAGGAAGAGCAGGAGAAGTAGCCCGAGGAGGATTAGAAGCAGCGAGAGAACGAAGAGCAGATGCAGCCTCAAGATTGCAAGGAATTGGAATTGGCGCAAGTATAGCTGTTCCAATAGTAAGTCAAATTGCTCAGGAATTTGCGCCAAATAATAAATATGCAAAATTTGGAACAACAGCTTTAAGTGATACAGCAGCATTTGCTGGCACAGGAGCTTTATTTGGTCCATGGGGTGCAGCTATTGGCGGGTTAATTGGAGCTACAATTGGCTTAACTAAGGCATTTAAAGAATTAAATGACAGATCAGAAGAATTTGCTAAAAATTCAAGAGAATCTGGCAATAAAGTAGCAAGATTTTCTGAGGATGTTCAGGCGTTTTTAACTTCAAGAGAAAAGATTGCTGGAGTAGAAGCTGGAGCAATAAAAGCTACGCCAAACGAACTAATTAAACTACAAGGTCAAAGATCTGCAGCATTTAATAGAATTTTATCATCTGTAAGCGAAGATATTCAAAAAGAACTTTTAGCTGGATTATCTGGTACAGAAGAACAATTACAATCTGCAATACAAAGAGCGAATGATGAAATTGCTTCTAATAATTTTGTAAATCAATTCATACAAACCACCAATGAACAACTTAAAGATGGAGCTAAAAATTTAGATTTAACCGAGACATTAAGACAATTGGGATCAATAAAAACAACAAATGGAGAATATATTGGAGATTTAATATCTCAACAAAGTGGATTATTGAAATCATTTGACGCATTAACAATTGCTTCAGAAAAATACTATGGAATAAATGATCAAATAGCTAAATCTATAGAGCAAACATCAATCGCAGCAGATAAAGCTACAATGAGTATAGATGAATTTGCAAAAAATGATATATTTGGATTTAATACAACCTCTCCACAAGTAAATGCGGGTCCTGTTGGTTTTGGTAGCAACATAAAGACAGAGTTCACGGGGACTGCAGGTAATTTAGGTGGAGAAGCGAAAATTACTGACGTAAATAGACAAATGTATGAAGCAGATTTACAAAAATCAATTCAAGATTCTGGAAAAGAATTAAAAAACTTTATTCTTCAATTAGGAGATTCTGGAAAATTACAAAAAGATAAAGCTCTGGAATTAGCTAATTCAATACAAACTATATTAGATAGTAACAAATCTTTAGAAGAAAAAGGAAAGGCCTTACAAGAAACTTTTGGTAATTTAAGAAAATCATCTGAAATAGTAGATGAAACATTTAAAAAATTAGCAGATGCACAATTAAATTTACTTAATTTAAGCGCTCAAACACAAAAATTGTTTTCGGAGGATCAAGCTCAAAGACAACAAGCAGCGGCTTTTATTCAAAAAGGTGATTTTGGAAATTTAATAAATGACTTTTTAAATACAAATGCAGGAGCAGGATTTAAACAGAGTAATATTCTTGGAGGGACTAATACAGCAGCATTGCAAGGAATATTGGGAGGAACACCAGATGCAAGAAAAAGAATTGAATTAGAAAGAAAATTTGGAGAAACATATAAAAAAGCTGCAGAAGAAATTAAAGAGACTGGAAATTTAACTGATAGAACATTAGCAGAATTACAAATAGCAATTCAACAAACTAGCACAGAAGCTAGTATGACAACTAAAAATTTAGTAGAGTTAGGAACTTCAATTGGAGATGCAACTTTAAGAAGTGAAGCTTTAAATGCTTATAGAGCTAAAGAAACCGAACTTACAAAAGAGTTTGGAGATAACATAGTCAAATTGAATTATGCTGCATCTGCAGCTGCAACTAGTTTACAAGCAATAGCTGCATTTAAAGAAGGAACTATATTTGCAGATGAATATAAACAATTACAAAATAAAGCAAGAGAAGACAGAATAAGAAGTGGCGGAGGAAATATAGGGGATATGTTTAGTTCATTTTCAGATGAAATGACATATGGAACACAAGATGCATTTAGAGATTTAAATGGAATTGCTTCCGACACAGCAAGAACAATGAAAAGCGAATTCAACAACGCATTTCAATCAGTTATAGATGGGACTCAAACAGTGGGAGATGCGTTTAGAACAATGGCAACAAACATAAGTAAAAGAATACAGCAATTGGCTCTAGAAATGAGTACTAATCTATTATTTAATTCTTTATTTAGTTCAGTTGGAGGTATACCAAGTGCTTTTAAATCTCCACTAGGTCGTGCAAATGGTGGATATATTCAGGGATTTTCAACAGGAGGAAAAGTATTGGGTGGATCTGGAACAAAAGATGATGTTCCAGCAATGTTAAGCAAAGGTGAATATGTCATTAAAAAATCTTCTGTTAATAAATATGGAACAAGATTCTTAAATAATTTAAATCAAGGTGGGATTGTAGGTTTAGCTGGGGGAGGATCTTTGGGTGGTGTTGGTGATCCTATAAGTGAAGATTTAATTGCAGAATATTTAAGAAATTCCAATAAAAATCCTGCTTCTGAAACTGATACTGGCAGAGTAGTAGACGCTAATCTCAAAGAGCAATTAGGAAGATCTTTAGCTAGTATATATGAAGGTTCAGATGTTACTTATAGTGATGCATTTTCTAGATTAGCATCTTCAAATACTGCTTCTGGTGGTGCGTTTAGAGCGAATCTAGCAGCATTTTATACAGCAGATAGTAACTATGCTACAGCTGGAACTTACCTTGTCGATCCATTATTATCTCAAATGGCATTATTTGATGAAAATGATCCTCAAAATCAAATAAATCAACAAAATAGAGAAATGATAGCTAGTTATTTAAAAGAGGGAATAGACACTTACGAGAGAAATAGAGAAACTATTATTGGAACTATAGAAGCTAATAGAGAAGAAAAAAGAAGAATAGATCAAATTAATCAAGAACAACGAGATGCATTCGATAAACAACAAGAAAATAATTTAAAGGGAGCATTTATACAAGCTGGTATGTCAATAGCAGGAGGAGCATTTTCTACATATGGTGCTCCAGCATTACAAAAATATTTAAGTCCTGGCGGTGGAAATCCATTTATGGCAGGAAATCGTTTTGGTTCTCAAACGGTAAGAAGAGCTACTCCAGCTAATCAAACTTCAGCTGGAGATTATAATGTTAATCCATACAAGTATGCTACATATGTTAAAGATGGTGGATTTATGGGTTTTGCTAATGGTGGATCATCTGGTAAGGACGATATTCCAGCTATGCTTATGGGTGGTGAATATGTAATGAGAAAAGATGCAGTTAATACTTATGGGAGAAAATTCTTTGATGATTTAAATAGTGGTAGAATAAGAAAATTTGCTAACGGAGGTACAGTTGATGGTTATTCAACTCAAGACAACTCTCGTACCGTAGATAATACTAATGCAGGTACATCAAATAATATTAACATAACAGTTAATTTAAGTAATACTCAAGCTCCATCTGAATCTTCTTCTTCTCAAAATCAAACAAGCAAATCTAATGATCCAGAACAAAATAGAAAAGATATAGAACAAGCAAAAGAATTAACTCTAAAAATTAAAACAGAAGTAGTTAAAGTTATCAATGAGCAACAAAGACCTGGCGGATTACTGAGTAGCTCAAAATATACTATGGCTAGTTAATAAAGCCTAATATTAAAATTAATTAATTTTTTACCTTGAATTCCGTGGGCTTTAGTTTCAGAGCTATTATTAGTTAAATTATTATCATATTCATAACAAAATAATAAAGTCGCATAATTTTGATCATTTATATTTTTATAATATTTCTGTATAAAAGATAATCCATTGCTAATACTATCAATATAAACATTACTTAATAAATCAAAATTTGTAACAAATTCTAAATATATTTTAGTTTTATTTTCGAGTTCTTCTATGTTTAAAATTGATACAGATTTTATATTATTAGATTTAAAATAAATAATATCATCTTTAACATCTTTAAATGAATTTTCTATATTATATCCTAAAAGATTACTTTGAATAGTATTATCATGAACCTCTAAAACTGAAGATTGAATTTCTAATTCTTTTTCTAATGAAACTGTTTCTATGCCATCTTTAACAGCAAGAGGAAAATATTTTAAATATTTAATTTCAATAACTTCTTCCTCTGTTGGGGGCCAGCTTATGGAATTCCAACTTTCGCTGTTGAATAAATATATATATCCTTGATAAAATCCAGCAATTTTATTTAATAAATTTTCACTATAAACTAAGTTAGTTTTATATAATTGATCTATAAAAAATTCTTTAACTAAATCTAGTAAAGCTGTTGCACTTAATCTATTTTTAAAGAACTCAATTATTTCCGTTTGAACATTATTTAATGGTATTATTTCTAAAGATAATATATCTTGAACAATTGAAAAATTATCTGAAAAAGGTATAGTTAATAATTTAGTACTATCAGAATTATTAAGCCATTTATTTTCAATATCAGATATATACATTTCTTTTAATTGAGTTTTAAATTCTCCTTCATGAATATAAGGTATAATAAATAATGACCTAATATCTGTTTTTTTAAATTCTTCAAAATTTATTTTAAATTTTAAGGTAACATTATCTTCTGACTTAAATATTTTAGTGAATATATTTTGCATCGGAGTTTTTTGTATATCTATCGTTTGATATTCTACATCTATATTCTGCTTTGTATCAGAATTATTATAATCAACAAAAAAGTTTAATTTTTTAAAGAATCCATTTTTTTGATATTTTAAATAATAATCGTTAGCATTTTCTTCAAATGAATAAATAAAATCTTGTACAATGACTTGTTTTATATTTTGATTAAAGTAACTTGTTTCTAAAATTCTTTTTGGACTAGAAACCATTAATTCAATAGGCATTGGATTAACAAAAGCAAATGGATTATCATGAGCAAAGTGTAAATTAAATGATTCTGCCTTATCTATTTTTGCTGAAGGAATATTATTTTTTTGATTTACTATAATTAAATTTTCATCGAGTATTTTTACATTAAAACTTACATTCGACATTAAATCAAAATTATTCTCTACAAAAGAGGATATGTTCGGATATACATTCCAGTTAATATTTATATCTTTTAAGTTTAATTTCATAACTTCATTAAGTTTCTCAATTTGGTACGCCACCAACTACATTAATACCAGAAGCTTGTATAGTTGCGATAGATGCTTGATTCGCTAAATTAATAGAAGAAATTGCTAATGGGGATTTTTCTCCGTAAGCATTTAATGCTAAAACTCCTATATACCAAGTTCCTATACCAGTTGGAGTAAAGAACGCTGGTATATTTCCAGTATTTGATGCAATTGGTAATATAAAATTTTGATTTCTTAAATTATTTGATTGAATATCGAATAACAAATCATTAGAAAGAGTATCGATATTAAAACTTTGCTGGAAATTTCTATATATATTATATTGTGTTACAACTCCAGAGTTAGATGGAGGAGTTATTTGATAATAAATTGAATTTATACCATTTTGATTAGTTCCATATGGTGGAGGATTACCATTTGCACTATAATTACCACTAATATCCCTATAAATAATACCAACATTTAATATAGGTACTGTCGGCGCAGGATTTTTCACTGGAACAGAAATCAATGATTCTCCTGTTACAATATCGGTATATTTTTGAGGAACATATTCTAAAGCTGATATTGAAAAATTGTAATCTTCTTTTTCTTCTATATTTACTACTCTATAAGCGGCTACATCATTCAAATATCCTTCTAAATACCATCCTGGATATAATAAATTTTGTGGATTATTAATTGGTGATCTATTATTTAAACCAAAATTAGATCCACTATACAAGGCTGCATCAAAATCAACTGTCCAAACTGTATTTTGTGGTAATGAATATCCACTACCATTTAATGCAGTAGGAAATGAGAATGATATATATCCAGTAAAATTACCTGTGCCTTGAGATATGAAATTTTTTGGATCATTTATTAATACATTTTGAATTTGAGATTTTCTAAAAAATGAAGAATTTAATCCTGATACTCCACTTGAAGTAACATTAAATCCAGTAGCATATAAATCTCCAAGATATGTCCCTAAATTTAGATTATCTGTTGGAGTCAATATACTCAATGAAATAGGATTTACTGCTCCAGTAAATGCAAATAAATTTGAAGAGTTATATGGAATATCTAATATACATGAACCCGTATTTAAGGATAAAGTTCTACCAGCGAAGACATTATTTCTTCTGTTTTGATCATATATGTTAATGATATCTCCAGGTTTCAAGAATGATCCTTCTAGTCCAGCTGTAAAATTAACAGTTTCTGTCTCTAAATTTTCACTAGTTAAGAACCATTTTCCAAGTCTTCTGGCCTGACTTCTTTTAGTCGCTCCAAAAGCTGTAACTTCTACTTCTCTTATGCCATATTTTAATAAACTAGTTTTATCTTCTACGTATTCTACTGCTGGATCATAATTATTATTTTCATCATTAAATCTAATTAAAGCAACTGATCTTCTTGCTCTCTTTGCGCTATTAGAATAATTAAACTCTCCATTTACAACATTACTATTATTAAAAATATAAATTGGATCTTTGGGTCTATCTTGACTTGTGAAAATTTGCCCAGCTGAATAATAAACTAATCCATTAAAAATAGAAGCCATATCATTTATAACTTTATAAGCTTCTTCTTTAGCTTGAATCATGACGTTGCATGTAAATCTTGGTTCAAGTCCACCAAAACCATCTGGAACTAATTGATCGCAATATTGTGAAACTTCATAAAGTGACCATTTGTCAACTAGTGTTGAATCTATATATTTTCCTAATCCAAATCTATTATTTGTAATTAAATCATAGAAACACCAAGCTGGATTGTCGGTCCAAGCAAGTTTAAATTGACCATTCCAAGCTCCACTATAGTTTTTTACAATAGGGTCGTAGTTAATTGGAACTTTAACTTTTAAAAGTCTAGTTTTATATTTTCTTGTTGGTACATTAGAAAAATATTTTGCATCAAAATCATTATACATAACCGCAGCATTTGGATACGTAAATCTATTTGAATAGATTTCAGTAATACTATCTACATAAGTTGTATTTTTTCTTAAAGATTGACTATCTTCTTGTGTTAATTTATTAACTTCTATGGCCCATCCTATTTGATCTTTTGCAACTTCATAAAAAAATCCTTGTTCTGCATAAGGTCTTATCCAAAAAGTATAATGTATCAAACTTGGATTATTATAAATTTTGCCAATAATCTTAAACGCATCTTGGGAAAATTTTAATGGATCTCCCTGAACTCTATTCATTCCAGCCACGGTTTCAGACCTATCAGAAAAAACTCGCCATAATCTTACTCCAAACTGCATTTGATTTTTTAAATTAACGCCTGCGTTTGTACCTGATGCAATTGTTGCATATAAAGAATCAATTCTAATATTTATTTTTACCCCTTCAACATCTGTATTATATACGTAATATTTTTTAACAGGTGCAATTCCAGATACTACTCCACTGAAAAAAGATGGTCCATATATTCTTTCTCCAATAGGAGATGTTGAGGCGGCTCTTACTGGATACTTGTATTGATCAACTTGATAACCATCATAATGGTATCTATCTTCATATAGATTAATAATCGGGTTTGATATTGTATGCGCTATTGGATAATTTCCATAATCATATTTATAATTTACATATCTAAAATTAAAATAACCTTGTTGCGTAGCAACTGGGGTGTCATTCCAAAATATAGATCTTGCTTCTGGAGGAACAATTCTTGTTGGATCTAAAAAAGCAAATTGAGATGCATTAGATGTAGTATATGGAACAAATTGAGCGCTAGTATAACCTATATCATTTGGATTTTTTCCAGACACACTATAAAAATATGTTCCACTAACAAGCCCTTCAATTGGTCCTTCGGATATTAAATCAATAATACCTACTGTTTGATTTGTATAGAATGAATTATTGTTTGGATTACTACTTACAAATTTATATTCTTCCCCAAGTGGTATGGTATTTTGTAAACCAAATACTGCTCTTAAATTTGGTGTTCCTGTATTAAATGGTTGAAATGTAAAACTTGCTCTTGTTCCCATTGGACCACCATTGACAGTTTCTCTAGTATCCCAATGCCATCTCGTTCCTTTTGCAGTCCCATCTACGCCAGAATAAAACCATTTATATGGCCAAAGCCCATTACTTCCATATTTAAATGCATCAATTACTCCAGCAAATCCTGTTGGTTGCCAATACCAACCAGTTTGATCTATTATTGGATTTCTTGGACCTTTAAATCCACTAAAAGAAAATGAAAGAGCATCATAATTATTTAATCCCCACATGTCTCTTCCGCTAAATAATAAAGTATGTGCTCCGCCTCCATGTTGTGCAGCTAAACTATCTGGAAAATCTGGATTACCCCATACATCTCCAAGATTAGAGATATAATCTATTCCTTCAAATCCATCAGCAAATTCATTTGATGTTGCCATATTATACCGTATTTAAATAACTAGAAGATTGACTAGTTAACATCATGTCTTCATTATAATAGAATTGTTTTCCATATATTGTATCTTGAGTGAAAGTCATGCTTCCTGTATTCGTATCAGTTTGTCTTAAATTTGCAACATAAACATTTTCATAATAAACATTTACTGCAACGCTACCAACCATAAGCGTTCCATATCCTACTGGTACTGGACCACCTTCTCCTACCGTATTAACTGGACCATTAAAAAGATATGATTGAGGTCCTCCACCTTGACCAATTGCTCCTTGATTTTGAGTTGTCGCTTGTTGAGCATTGAATGGAAGTAAAGGGGGTGGTTTGGCTAATAAACTTGTTACTCCCGCGGCAATAAGAGAGAGTCCAGCTAAAGCCACAAATGGCGCTAGTGGTCCAGCAAAAAAAGATGCAGCTAAAACTGCGGCCCCAACAAAAATAGTAATAATTTTCATAAAACCACCCCCACCACCTGACCCAGCAATTACTGGAATTATATCTATAGATTGTAATTTATTTCCAAAATTAGCATAAATTTCTGTATCTTTCATATTTTGAAGAGTTGGCTGATTCGCAAAATCTAATGGTTTTTTATTTATTAAAATTGCATATTCTAAATAATTTTGATTTTTACTTAAAATCCATTTTCTGAACTTTCCAGTATTAGCTTCAATCGCTCTCAAAGCTTCACTTACGCTTGAAACATCAAGTTCCCATTTTTCTCCTATCTCTTTTCCTAATCTACCATGTAAATTAACTTTTACCATTTTAACTCCTTCTAAGAACTACGACCGTATTCCTTTTATAAAAATTACAGTAATTATCTATTTTAGAGAAACTATTCATGGGATGATGAAGTATCTTGTCTTCTCCTAAATATATGGCGAAATGACTTCCATATTTAAATCCATTTATAAGCAATAAATCATTTTTTATTAAATTATTTTGATCTTCAATTTTAATTAAATGATTTTTTGAATAAAATTTATAAACTTCATCTAGTATATTTATATTTTGTAATGTTTCATTTTGAATTATATTTGAATCATAATTTAAATCTATTTTTAATTCATTCTTAAAGAAATCCTTGATAAGAGTAAAGCAGTCGTATTTTCTATATTCAAAATATCTTCCTACGTATTTATAAATAAAATTATCAGATTCATATATTTTAAATTGATCAGTTTTTAAATGATACATCAAATAATTTAATGCCATTTCGTCAGAATATAATTTGTCTGTATCACTAAAATTTTCATTATCATTAGTATGACTATGGTAAACATATAGTATATTATATTGATCTTTTATATTTAAATAGTCATCAACTTTAATTTGAAAATCTTGTTTTTTATCTATTGCTACATTATCGCATTTTATACAATCAATTTTGTTATTTTTTTCTACTATAAACCCACAACATTCGTTAGGAAATGATTCTTTTGCATGATTTTTAATAAAATTTTTAATTCTAGTATTCATTACTTTGTTTTATCTACTCCAGGAAATCCTCCATATGGAAGAAATCCATTGAGATATTCTCCAGTATAGTCTTTTGGTAGACCATGAGCATAATAACTAGAAGGATCATGACAATCTGGTCTTCTTGGCCATAATCCTGAATCTAGATTATACCAACTTGGAATTAAAGCGTTTCTAAAATCTAAAGCATAACCAGTTAAATTTGGAATACCAAAATAAAAAAGTGCAGATGCATTTTGATCGAAAAATGAAGAATCGAAAGCGTAATTTACTCCGACTCCGCCAGGATAGCTTGTATATAAAGTTCCATTTCTATAAAACTTAGCTAGACCATCTGTATCTATCATAATTCTTAATGTAGTATTTGTGTCATATGTTCCAGCGTTAGATACATATTGCGTTCCACTTCTCCAAATTTCAAGTGTTCCATTATTGCAGTACCAAGCAAAATCAATACTCGTATAATTTGGATCAAGCGTTGGATCTTTATTGATACCAAACATAAATCTATTTGTCGCATGTTGAGGAACAGCTTCTGCATATCCTTGATTTGCTGCTGCTAATCCAAGAGTAGTATATACTTGCTGATCCCAAGCTCCACCAGCTGCAGTTTTTGTAAATAAACTATATGCCCCTCCTACATTTCTGAAACTTGTGCCACTACTCATACCTGCGCTGAAACTAAAAGCATATGCTGGACTTAATCCTTGTAAATATTGAAAATTATAAACTGCACCAGTTATTTTATATCTCATATTAAAAGTTTCAGCATTCCAACCCCCCCTTGTCATTGGCCAAAAAACTGGTCTAAAATATGGATTTTTTAACCATCTTAATCTACAAGCATAGGCTGTTTTACTGCAAGAGTCTGATCCCCAAAAATTTCTATTTGGTGGCGAATTAAATACTGTTCCTGTGTGCCCAGTTAAAGAAACATAATAATATTTAATTCCATTTTTTTCTAAAAAAGTGAAATCTCCTCTTTGATAAGCAAGCCCAGTATTCCATAATCCTTGATCTCCAACTCTATATTGCCCACTAAAATTTAATTCTGAAATTTGTGTTCCAGCTGTTGTATTTGTGGATATTAATCTCCATCCTGTATGCATGCCTCTTGATGGAAATGTTATATTATAAGTTCCTGCGGCTTGACCATTTAAATTCCATGTTAAATCAAATCCACTTACATCTCTTACTGTCATCCAAGTTCCGCCATGTGGAGAAAATTGAATTTGATAATCATTTGTGATAGTATTATTTGCTGTTAATCTAACTCTTGTTACTTCTGCATTTCCACTTAAACCCAATTGAACTATACTTTGGGCTGCAAGTTGAGTTATTGCTACTGATGCTGTGCTGTTATCATTAAGAGCAGTTGCACATTGAGCTGCTGTACCAGCATTTAATGTATAATTAGTAAAACTCCATTGATTTGTATTTCCATAATTACCTACTCCAACTAAGTTATAAGCTATTCCACTAAATCTTGCAGAATCTGCTGTTCCACTTAAAATTGTATTTAAAAACAATTCATCATTATCTGTAGCAACTGGCGGAGCTTCTAATGGAAGATGTATACGAATTCCTGGGTTAGTGACTTGACCATATATTCCGCTATGTATAAGAGTTTTTCTCGAATTATATTCATACAAACATCCTTCTCCTCTATATTGAAATGGACATTTATTAGCTAATACAGTTCTTGATGGTAAAGTTAAATTTTCAACATCTAAAATTGAAGCTAAAGAATATTCTATTTTATATTTATTTTCTGTTACTTTTCTTTCTACATAATAAATATCTCTAGGTAATTCTATTTCAGAAATACTTGGATCATTTGTATATGGATTATATCCTCCAGAAAAATTTGAACCATGTAAATATTTTAAAAAACTTTTTATTCTAGTAAATTTAGAACCAACAATATCTCCTAATGATTGGACTTGCATTCTAATATATTTATAAAATGAATTGTTAGATGTATCTGGGGCAGTATTCGCTACGGTTATTATTGGTGTCGCTAATGTTCCAGCAGAATTTAAATTAAAGCCTTCTGCCATTATTGGGAAAGGATAATAAAGATTTCCTTGCCAAGAGACCGTGCCATATCTATAATTGTTATCAGTTAAATTAAATAAATTATAATCATTATAAATTCTTAAAACTCCACTGCTAAGAGGTTGTCCAGTTTGGGTAAAGTTGCTAATCTGAGGGTAAATTTCTTTTAAATCTAATTCGTATAAATAAATTGGAGTACTTGGCTGAATACTAGATATTTCAGTATTTAATGATCTTGTTCCACTTACTATTTGATTATAAATGTCAGAGCTTGTAGGCATTTTATACTGCGACCTCTTCTATTTTTACTTTAATACTATAATTATTATATGAGTTATATGATACATTCCAATTTGGAGCAACAAATCTAGTATTGAAATTAGTTTTACTATAAATCGTGGGAACATTATATATAAATGATTGCTGTCCACCTCTTTGATCTAGGAAGTGAAGCATTGATACAGCTTCCATTTCTAATCTATTATCAAAAATCGCATCAAATTTCATTAAATCAGAATTAATTCCATTATTAATTCTTTGTTGATATCCATTTCCAAATTGAACTTTTATAATATTTGGTTCAAAATTAACATTACTTGTATAAGATGGTTTCCAAAAAAAGTTTGGAACTAGAACGCTATTAATATTTATATATCCATCCCATTTATTTTGGAGATTAGATAATAAAGTTGGGTTATTTGTTGTATTACTATTTATCGTGGAATAGTAATATCTAGAATCAGATCCAGAAACTATATTGTATTTAATATAGTTAACACTATTAGACCAGCCAGAAACTGTATCGTATATACTTGCCATAACCTTATACCTTTTAAATAATTACACTTGTTTTAATGGTGTAATTATATTAAATGCCTATCTTTTCTTCTAAACAAAATCAAAATATTTACTTAAATGGACAGTTTATTTCTGGGGTTCAATCTTTAGGAGTATCCTATGATACAAATATAGCTCCTTCTATAGCTATACAAGATACAGGTTTTAATTTTTTAGTAAATGATCAAAATAAAGCTTCTATTAATATAGAATATATACCTTCAAATGTAGACCCAATTCTAGCTTTTACTGGACAAAATGTAATAAGTGGAACTTTTGGATATGCTAATAAATATTTAAATTTTAATAGTGGTTATCTAACTAGATATAATATTAAAACTGCAATTGATAATCCTATCGTTTGTAGGGCTGATATTGATGTTTATGGTCAATTCGCAGAGCAAACTGGAATAATAACAAATAATTCAATAAATTATAGTATAACACCATATGACTTATGCTATACTGATATAACTTTTAATGAAGCTTTAACTAATAGGCTACTTTCTTTTGATATGACAATTTCTTCAGAAAGAGTTGCTCAATATAATATTGGTGAATATTATCCAACGGAAGTTTTTATAAAGTATCCTGTAAAAATAGATTTTGCTTTCGACTTAGATATTGATAATTATATGATGTCTAATATGAGAGCATTTTTAACAAATAATGATATAAGATCAATACAAATAAATTTTAAAAATTACTCTACCTTAACTAATGTATTATCATTCAACTTCAATAATGTAATTAAAAATAATGAAAGTTTAAATTTAAGTGTTGCTGATAATGGCAAGGCTTCTGTTAGCTTTTCTGCCTATATATTAAATTAAACTTTTTTAATTCTCTCTATAAGTTCAAAGATTTTAGCCTTTGGAATATCTGAGATTGAATTCAAGTTTTCTGCATTATCAAATTTTTCTTTAATTAATTTTTTCTTTAATTGATCAAAATTAATGCTTTTATCTTTCATTACCTTTTCTAAGAGAGTATGAGGAGAAGTTGGATTATCATTTTGAGATACTGAATCATCTATTAGTTTAGCATCTCCAAGTTCTTCTTGGCTTACGATATTAATTTTTAAGAAATTTCTTACGCATCTAACGAAAGCGCGGTTTTCCGCAATTGCAGCTAAAAAGAATCTTGCAAAACTTTTTGTATTATTTACTGTGGCATCGGCAAGAGATTCAAAAATAATCTCTTTACCACCAGTTTCATAATTTGGAAGCCAAGTAATCTTGCAGCTTGTTGCAAAATAACTTTCAGATGCTGCGACAACTTTATACTCAACACTTGTATATCCGCGAATTTGAGCCAGTTCTTTTATTCCTCCAAGAAGAATAAGTAGGTCTTTATCTTGAAGCTTTGAAACGTCTGTTTCTTGTGTTTTCTGTCTATTCGGAACAAGATGTTCTGTTTTGACCATTTTACGCCAATTAATTGTACCATCATCATTAAATATATAATTGAGCCCCTTATCTTCAATAAGGCCATATTTATTTCTTGTGAAAACATTTGGTGGCACTACTTGAGCAATTTCTTGCTTTTGCTCTGAGATTACTACCGATTCAAATAATTCTGAACTTCCGATTGAAATTGTGTTATCTTCTGCTTTAATTTTTGGACTCATTTTAAGATGATACTACCTTTTAAAGGTTTAGTCAATACTAAATATATAAAAATTTTGTAATTCTTTATAGAGATCGCCTTGTTCCTTGAAATCAAAATCTTCGGTTAAAAATTGATTATAGCTTGTATTTGATTTATAATTTTGAAAAGATGGATACATTTTTCCTTGACTTAATAAAAGTTTACTTGATTTAAATTTTAAATTATTAGCTTTGAATGATTTAATAATTTCCTTATTAGGTTGAGGATCTTTAATTATGATATTACAAAAATCCATAGTATGTATTTTAATTTTTTCAATTTTATCTTCTGGAATAAAAGATAATATAGAGAATTTTATTCCATTATTTTTTAAATTTTCTATAAATTTAATATCAAAATTTGATTCGTCATTAATAATAAAATAAATATGTAAAATATTATTTTTAAATTTAACTAATTCATTTATATTGATAGCTTTATCGGTTAAGATATTAGTCTTGTATACGCTTAGTATATTAAATAAAAATATTTCATTAAAGTAATAATCCATTCGTACATTTGCTATATCTATATTAAATGATGATAAATTAGGAACGTGATCTGGAATAATTTCCACTGATCTTATATGACTAGCATCTCCAAAGTAAATAGTTTTATTTTTAATGGTTTCATTAATATTTAATTTTTTAAGAACACTATTAGCAATATCTTCTGGTTTTATAGTATTGATTGTTTTTGGATTTTCAAAAGGTGCATAGGATGGCTTTTTTCCCTTTAAATCCGCAAATAATAGATCGCAATCTTCTGAAGAAGACCAATATGGGGCAGATTGATTAGGATACATATTGCAATAAAGTCCAACTATTTTTTTGCCAAATGCAGAAGCAAAATGTATTGGAAGACTATCTACTCCTAAGTGGAGTAATGAATTTTTAACTAAGTAAGCTAAATTATTTAGATTTGTTTGTCCATTAGTTGGATAACAAAAGGGTACGACTTGATCTTCTTTTCCACCAACTTGAACTATTTTAATATTATGTTTTTCTAGAATAGGAAATAAATTGGTAGTTACTTCTTCCCAGTAATCATATTCTCTGGATGGGAATTTTCCTTTTGGATGTAATGTTATATATTTTTCAAATGGAAGCGGAAAAAATTCTTCACTTATGTATGGTTTAGAGATAGATACTCCACAATTTAAAGCGTATTGTTCTAGAATATGCATATTATATATTAAAATTTTTGATATTAAATTCTATTTTATCTTTTCCATTATGAAGATAATTTAAGACTCTTTGAGTGCCAACATGAGGCAAGAATGCAATTTCAAAAAATCCTTTATGATCACCAGCTCCCTCCAGCCACATCAGATTATCCATTTGTTGAATATAGGGAATAGTTTTATAAATATATTCATTACCATTCAAAATAGAGAAGTATTCTTGTTTTGTGGCGAAATATATATTATATTCTGGATACATTTTTTTAATTGATGGAAGCAAGCTTGTCGCCATGAATACATCTCCTGCGCTTTCTGGCATTACTAATAGTACTCTTTTGCCTTCATCATCTTTACCTAAAATTTCTTCAAATGGAATTTGTTTATTTTTATTCAAGTCTTCTGTTGAAACTTTTCTAAAATATGCTTCTACATCATTTCTGGAAGCACCTTTTGCGAGTTGATCCATCCAGTAGATAAATCCAGAGTCATTTTCATTTATATTTTTAAGACAAAGAATGTTATGATATAGATATAAAATCCAATCTTTATTATCTTTTATTTCTGGTACAACTGCGTTTGGATTTCTTTCGACTTGAGAATTTGAAAAATCAAAATTTGTAGTTTCGCATTTATCTATAAAATCTTCTATAATTGAACCGACCGATTCTACTGAATAATTTTTAATTGTCCACTCTCTTGCTTTTTTACCCATTTCTATTTTTTCAGCTTTAGACATTTTATATACTTTATTTAAATTCTTAGCTATAGAAGTTGGATATGTAGAAGCTTTTCTAAATTCTGTGCCATGCTCTCTATATTCAGACCATTCTAATGGGATAGATCCAGCGTCCATTTCGCACATTTCCTCTCCACATGAATAATTTGTAACCAAAGTAATTAGCTCTGTAAGTTTGGCTTCTTGAATTGGAATCTCTTGTCCTCCACTAGTAAAAGGATGACAATATACATCCATTAAATTATAAACTTCGTTCAATTGCTGTTCTGTAACTCCAATACTAACATTTGTAGTAGTTTGACTTTTTTCTGCTCCACAATACTTACAATTTAAATCTTGACCAGTAAAATTCTTAATTTCGTACTCACCACAATTTTTACATATATATGTAGTTAATACTTCTGCTGGGTTTACATTCAGTTCTTGACATAATTTATGGATATTCCATCCTTCTCCCCAATGAGTATGAAGAAGTAAAAATGTATTTTTAATATCTGGATTTTCTTTTTTCCATAAAGCATATCCTTCTAATAGATTAGGAACACTTTTCCTTAATTGATTTCTAAAAACGAAACCGATTACAAATGCATCTTGTGGTAAATTATATTTATTTCTTAATTTTTTTCTATCAAAGTCTGATAATCTATAAAAATCTTTCGATTCCAAGCATCCATGAACAGTTTTAACATGTCTATAT